ATTTAAACATATCATTTCTTATTCATCCAAGCCGTTGTCCCCATGTAAGCACCTACTATACCAGCGCCTGATATATAGAAAAGGTTACTTATATCGCTCAATGCATTTATTCTTTCTATGCTAATAAACGGCATGAACATCATAAAAGTAAACAATCCCATCGCTATCAATGTATATCGCGCCATACGAAGCTGCGCTAGGTTCTTACGAAGTGCCGTCTCCGTCTCTTTGATTTCTTTTGCACTGGCAAGCTCTTCGTCACTGACTATGCCGTCTCCGTCTAAGTCGTACTCGTTATACTTGCTTTTAACCTGTAGCTTCTTTGCTGCCATTTATAACAAATCTTTAAAATAATTAGGATCACCTCGAACCATTTCAACAGCACCGCCGTCAGCCATCTTCACAGGCTTGACCAAATCACCTCTGCCCTGCTGCATTAAAAACTGCTCAAAGCTCATAGTATCAGACGCCGGACCGTCAAAAAACTCTTCTCTTAAATCTTTCTCAGTTCTTTTGTCACCTGCTTTAGCCATTCTATTTTCCTTTCATAATTTTTCTAATCTTTGCAGAACCTTTTGCAGCATCAAGTAATCCACCAGCTCCGGGCTTAGAAGACCCTGTTTTAAAAGGCGCTGCCATAGAACCTATACTTGCTCCAGTGACTCTCATATAAAAGTCTGTTGAAGCATTACCTAAATTTACTACTGAGTTACCGTTTTTTTTAGCCATCACTGACCTCCTTTCTGTTGTTTCATTACCTCACGCCTTTCAGCTGCGTTGATCCTTGCCGCAGTCTGTTTCTCCTGACTCTCAAGCCTCTTATCAAACTGAGCGTCTCTCTGTTGTACCTTCTGTTGCTCCAGACCCAGTTTAGCCCTATCAATCTGTGCGTCGTTCTCTTCGCCCTGTGCTCTAACCTGTAGTTCCTTCTCCTTGAGCTGTACCAACGGATCTGGTCCGGGAGCCGAGAGCTGTGAACTTACCTGCTTCAACTGCGTCATGCCCTCCGCTATCAGTTGTGCCGTCCTAGCCTCCAACTCCAGCATCTGATCCTCCTGCATAGGCTGACCACCTGTAGCCTGCATCATCTCCATAGTCGCACGCTCCTTGGCACCAATCCTTACATGGTCCATGATGTGCTTCTGTAAAGCCACAGCTATCTGCGGTGTGCCCGCTACCAGAGGTGTAGATCCAAAAACCATGTGGGACATTATGTGAGCCTCGTGGTCCTGACCCTCAAACGCTATCATCTGTATCTGATCCAGCGCATCTATGTTCTCCTGAGCAGGGTCTTTAGGGGATGCTTCCGGCTCAGGAGTTCTCTTCAAAATTCTGTCTATGTCCCTTACGCCCAGCGCCTCATACATATCCCGAAACACCTCGTACATGTTGTGCATCTCAGGTGCCGACGTCGCAAGCTGTAACTTAGTCTGAGCCAGTGATATCCTCTGTGCCTGACTAAATATGTTAGGATTAGATACAGGCAGTACATCTACCCTGTCGTCAAAGTCTTCTCTTTTAATAGAACTGTCCACGCCTGCAATAGAGTATGGATATTCGTCAGGTAGAAACTCCGCCATAACTCTGCCCAGTAACTTGAACTCCAGTCGCATCGCATAGTGCAGTCTCTTATGCACAGCCGACATGACCCGTGAGCCCTGTTCCAACATAGCAATCGTTGTACCTACCGCTGCCTGCTGGTTGCCATCGCCTACCTTCATATCCGTAATGGTTGCGAATCGCCGTCCTGCATCAACTACAAAACCTAACAATGCCATTAATGTCTGGTCCGGTCCCTTGAACGGCAATGACATCAAGCTCGATCTTATGTCCCCGCCCGGTGCATCAACGTCTCTAAACTCACCCGGCTGTAGCGGCTCATCGTCGTCCCTGATCCGTAGGCCGCGGGCCTTAAATCCTGCCGGTAGATTAGATAACGTACCTGCATCAATCAGTTGTCTTAGTGCAGCAGTCGCGGTTCTTGATAAACCACCAATCGTATGTATTAGCCCTAGTCCGTAGAACCCGAACCCCGGCAAAAACTTATAATGTACAAAATATTGTATCTTCTTTTTGTTGTCGTCATCTTCTCTATAGTTTCTTCTGATAGATAAAACCTGACCATTATCCTGAGATATGGTAACGACGTAAGGAACCTTAATACCTGTAGGCTCGCCCTCTTCGTCCATCTCTTCATAACCCTCAAGATCAAGATCGACATGGCACTCAAGTAGCGTACAGTCATAATCTATCTGTGATGGATACATACCGTCAATACGCTCTATCTCATCTTTGACAGAATTACTGTCACCCTGTGCCGGTATTACAGGTATGTCCCTGTAAAAGCCTGATAGTTGTCTTTTACGCAAGTCATTTAAGCTCATTCTGACAATATGCGTAATGTTAGGGCAAGTCTCTAAATCTGATGTATTATACGGAACTATAAGGTTTTCAGCCGGTACAAACTTGGATACCGCCCGTCCTAGATTCTCATCATAGTATACCTTCTTAAATGTAGATCCTGCTAACGGCAAATAGAACAACATCTGGTCAAACTCTGGTGTGTACTCTTCCATCACAGACGAAATGTAGAAGTTCATAAACTCCTTAACACGCTGGGCTTGGTCTTCTTTTTGTGGTGTGCTGGACCCCATGACCATCGTTCTGACCGGACCACCCGCTGGAAGCAGCTCGTTAAAAGCCTGCGCCTGAAACTGTGTGGCTGACTCTGCAAGCAAGGGATGTGTTACACCGCTGGCACCTCTGAAAGGCTGCGCCCGCTCTTCATAACTAAACCCTAATAACTCCAGACCGTTAGCAAAAGCATCTTCCCACTCCTGCCTGCCGCTTTTGTTTTCTTCAAACTCACCTGTTAATTCACTGGAGATCCTGCCAAGAACCGTATCTGACAAGTCTTCTGCTAGGTTGTCGTCAAACTCGCCACCCTGCTCTGACCCTGTGTTTGGATCAAAGTCCACAACTACGCCGCCGTCATCCTCTAAAGTAACTTCAACGTCAGGCGAGGCTTCCATCATATCATCGTTCATCGCTGCGGGTAGCTCTATATCTATTTCAGCCTGTAACTCATTTTGGTCCAGCTGCGACGGTACTTTGTCCATCAAACTTGCTATTGGTTCTCTTGCCATTCAGATCTCCTTTCAGGAACTATACCACAAATTTTATAAAAGGTTCAATACCTTGTGGTCTTCTCGTCATGTTTACCGCTCTGTCTTTCAAACTTACGACGCCGCCTTCTTGCATCATAAAGTCGGGATCGTCAAACTTGTCAGGGTCTTTAGCAGCGGACGGGCTCTGCAAAACCTTGGTACTGCCCTTCGGTCTGTCTACAAGCATGACATAGCTTAAATCACCCACGCCCTCTACGGCGTTTTCATACGGTATGTGCGTAAAACCAAGTTCCGCTAAACCTTTAGAATGAGCTCTCATAAACTTTTTTACGTCCTGTATATCTATTTTTGGATCTTCTCCTAATATATCACTAGCAGTCGTGTACTCACCTCTGTGTATACTATACTGCTCTGCTTGGTAATCGTTTAATTGCATTTCTGTAAATGGTTTACCCGTGTCGGGGTTCAAAAAAGGTTTACTTAAATCTGCTTTCAAAGGTATAGAGCCACCTAAAGTTTTTCTAGCTATAGGTCTGTTTGTGACAGGATCGTACCCTACATTTCCATCAACTTTTGGTAGTTTCAGCGTCGCAAGAATTTCATCGCGAGTTTGACCTGTTTCTTGCATAGTGTCCCTAATTTTTTTTCTTGTGCCTACACCGAAAATTTCATCTACAAAACGATCTTGTGCTGCTCTTGGCGTAGAACCAACATGCGGGCCTAAATCAAAAAAAGATAACTTGTTTGGGTCAAATTTAGTAAAGCCGGGATCCGTGTTGCGTGTAAAATGGTACACAGGCGTGTCAATCTTGCTAAAGGCTAGAGCGGACTTGACAGATCTTCTCTGATCTCCAATACCTCTTCCGCCCGGTATCTCTGTTACATTCGCATCACCTGACGCAGCTCGTATAACATCCTTATAGTTCTTACCTCCTTGAACCACAACTTTATCGTACCCATCCAAAGTGTTTTTTATCCTGTCCATTTGATCAGGGCTTTCCTTAAACTCACTTGCGCGGTTGACATCCATCAACTGATCGTAATCTTTTATATTAGTATCCGCTCTTATCAAGCCATGTTTGGCTGACAAAATAGCTACGTCTACATTATCCGGTACACCCTGTTTCTTTAAACTTTGGAACACGGGCCCCAAGTAACGATCAACTGCTTTCATGTCGCCAACATCAGGACATTTGGTTGAGCTACAAGATAAAACTAAAAGCTGTCTACCCTTCTTAGACTGTGGGGCAAACAAGCTGCCTGAACCTAAATCTATGTCGTCGGCTGCTTTCGCTCCACCCTTGGGAGGCTCAAAATCTGTCATAGCCAAAACAGAACTGTCTGGACCATCCGTCGCCATTTTAGGCCCTATGTATGGAATAAAGCCTTCGAGACCTTTTCTAGCTGCTTTCGCTGCGGGACCCACAATAGGTAATACACTTGCAATACCAAGAGTGCCTAACGCCGTACCGCCGGCTGCTTCCAAAAAGTCATCGCTTGACATCATCTTGCCACTTTGTGACAAAATACCGGGCAGCTCATATGCCGCTATCGCTTCTCCTGTACCGGGTAAAAAAGATGCGGCGTCATACAAATCCTGTGCAGACGTACCTTCTTTGTCCTTAGCCTCTAGCCTTGCGAGTACGTTTCTGTAATTTTGCTGAGGATCAGCCATCTACACCTCAATAATAAGCCCTTACCTGTGCCGACCCATCGCTCTCGTCCCAATCGTCGCTCGGTAGCTGTACAAAATTACCCTGACGATACCGCATAAGCGCCTGTGTCATGCTATCAACAAGGTCATCATACTCTCCATTTGGAAAAGCTGCAACCTCT